GTAGTGACACAGGTCAACGTAGTCCTAGACCGGATGGACAAGCGGATTGAGTCTTTAGAGAAGCAACACGAAATCCTTCTTCACGAAGTTAAGAGCTTCGTGCAAGCAAAGCCAAAGGCTAAGAAGAATGGATAAAGAAACAGAACAGTATTATGACGACCGTGCGGAGATGTTCTTAACGCAGGGTTGGAAAGACTTTATAGAAGAGCGTCGTGTTCAGGCTCTTAGAATTAATTCCGTAGAGCAGACGAAAGATGTTAATGATTTATTCTTTCGCAAAGGTCAGTTAAGTATATTGGCTGAAATGCTCAATTTAGAATCTGCAATGCACCATGTACAAGAGGGTAGCAGTGATGTTGATAATCTTTGATTTCCAATGCGAACAAGGCCATGTCCATGAGGCAATGGTGAATCGCGATAAGGTAACTGAAGGTTATAGGCGTGACTGTCCTGAGTGTGGTGGTGCATGTAGTAAGATGATCTCACCTGTTAAGTCGGTACTCGACCCCATCTCCGGTTCTTATCCGGGAGCTACTATGAAATGGGCTAAGGATAGACAGGCGAAGATTAAACACGAACGCAAGGTAGCTGACTCTTAAGTCCTTCGGGGTAGCTTAGAATTGGTCTTGTCTCCATAGGAGTTTAATAATAGTGGCACAACTTATTGACGAAGTTAAGAACGAGGTAGATGAGGATTTACAACAGGAAGCGGTCTCGGAAGAGGTAGCCGTAGATGACACCCCCGAGCATTACAGGGGAAAATCTCCTGCCGAGTTGATTAAGATGCACCAAGAGGCAGAGTCCCGCATCGGTCAGCAAGGTCAGGAAGTTGGTCAGCTAAGAAAAGTTGTAGATGATTTCATTCTTAATCAAAGCAAAGTCAACGAACCGGAACAAGCAGACGAGATAGATTTTTTTGCTGAACCCGATAGAGCTGTTGATAGCAAAATTGCAAACCATCCAACCATTAAACAGTTGGAGCAATTAGGCAATCAGATGAAACAAAGTCAGACTCTTTCTGCTTTACAGCAGAGACACCCTGACATTAAAGAAGTAGCTATGGATGCTAACTTTCAAAAGTGGGTAGTCGGTAGCAAGATTCGTTCAGAGTTATACGAGCGAGCAAACAACAAATACGACTATGATGCGGCAGATGAATTGTTTTCTTCTTGGAAAGCAACTCAGAACATCGCGCAGCAGACGGTAGATGTTGAGCGCAAAGAGCGTAAACAAACTTTGAATGCAGCTTCAACGGGCGGTGCTAATGGAAGTTCAGACGCACCAAGCAGAAAGATATATCGACGAAGCGACATTATTGAACTAATGCGAACCAACCCGCAGCGTTACCAATCGATGTCTGATGAGATCATGAGGGCGTATCAGGAAGGTCGCGTAAAAAGCTAACCTTTGAGAGACTATTATGACTATTTCAACCTATCCTAATATGGCAGGAGCAGTAACTAATACTAGCGCTGCTACCTTTATTCCTGAAATTTGGAGTGACGAGATTCGCGCTGCGTATGAGAAGAACCTCATCCTCGCGAACCTAGTTAAGAAAATGGGTATGACAGGCAAGAAGGGTGACATCATCCATATTCCTGCTCCTATCCGTGGTGACGCTCATGTCAAAACTTCAGCAACTGCTGTAACTATACAGAGCAACACAGAGAGCGAAGTGCAAGTCGCTGTAGACAAGCACTACGAATACTCGCGCATCATCGAAGATATTACAGAGACTCAAGCACTTGCTTCACTCCGTAACTTCTACACATCTGATGCGGGCTATGCTCTGTCTCGTCAAGTAGACACAGACCTCTTCGCGCTTGGTAAGTCACTAGGTGACGGCAATGGCTCTGCGTGGACTAACTCTGCTGCGTTCTACTGTGATGCAACAGGTGGTCTGACTGCTTACGCTGATGACACGGTTACTACTGCTGACGTATTTACTGATGCTTGTTTCCGCGCTTTGATTCAGAAGCAAGATGACGCCGATGTCCCTATGGACAACCGTGCGTTTGTTATTCCTCCTTCACTGCGTAACGCCATCATGGGCGTTGAGCGTTATGTATCTTCTGACTTCGTTGGTGGTCAGACTGTACAGAACGGCAAGATCGGTAGCCTATACGGCATTGACGTATACGTTACTTCTAACTGCCCTGTCACAGAAGCAGCAGGCGACAACGCTGCGGGCGGACAGATCAAAGCAGCTATGCTGATCCACCAAGACACTATGATCTTGGCAGAGCAGATGTCAGTACGTTCACAGACTCAGTACAAGCAGGAGTTCCTCGGAACACTGTACACTGCTGATACTCTGTACGGTGTCAAGACTTACCGTCCTGACAGCGGCTTCATCATGGCTGTTAACGGCTAGTGGAGATGGGGGTAGGGAAACCTGCCCCCTTATCTTATGCGTAATCAAGACCCAAGAATAACCAATCTCGGAGTTAGTGGGTATAATAAGCCCAAAAAGACTCCTAACCATCCCACCAAAAGCCATGTTGTATTGGCTAAAGTTGGTGACGAAATCAAGACTGTCCGCTTCGGACAGCAGGGTGTGACGGGCGCAGGGAGTAATCCCAAGACTGCCAAAGACAAAGCGCGAAAGAAATCATATTACGCTAGGCATAACGCTCAAGACTCAAGCCCATCAAAACTATCAGCTCGCTATTGGTCGAATACGACCAAGTGGTAACTACAGGAATTTAACATGGCAACGATAGTAACCAAGAACAGCTCGACTCCATCGGCCGTACCAACTACGAGCAATTTGGTTCGCGGTGAACTTGCGGTCAATGTAGCTGATAAGAGACTATTCACAGAGAATGCGTCTACACAGATTGTAGAGTTGGGTACTAATCCTTCTACCATCACAACCACTACCGCGACTGTATCCGGTACTCTAACAGCTAACGGTACGCTTGCTTCTAGCAACGCAGTCGTCACAGGCGGCTCAGTCAACTCTACGCCCATTGGTGCGACTACCCCATCAACGGTAAGGGGTACGACAGTAACGGCCACCACGGGCTTTGTAGGCGGTCTGACGGGCAATGTAGTAGGTAACGTCACAGGAAACGTCACAGGTAACGTGGTTGGTAACGTCACAGGCGACCTGACAGGCAATGTTACAGCCGCTACAGGTACGTCTACGGTTAACAACTTGGTCGTTACCGGAACGGTAGACTTCACGAACACAAGACTTACAGACGTAGCCGAGCCTGTTGCAAGCTCTGACGCTGCCACTAAGAACTATGTTGACACATCTATTGCTGCTGTCATTGACGGCGCACCTGCTGCACTAGACACTCTTAACGAGCTAGCTGCTGCATTAAACGATGATGCATCTTTCCACACGACAGTTACTAATGCTCTGACAGGCAAGCTAGCTTTGTCAGGCGGCACTATGACAGGGCAACTGTCGCTAGGTAGTAACAAGATTGTTAGTGTTGCTGATCCTACCCTCGCGCAAGATGTAGCTACCAAGGCTTACGTTGACGCAGCAGACAGCACAGGACTCCCACTATCCGGTGGCACGATGTCCGGCGCTATCGCTATGGGTACAAACAAGATCACAGGTCTTGGTACTCCAACAGACGCAGCAGACGCTACGACCAAAGCCTACACAGACTCTATCTTAGGCTCTGCAACATCGGCAGCAGCATCAGCAGCAGCGGCCTCAACGTCAGAATCTAACGCAGCAACCTCCGCTTCAGGTGCAGCTAGTTCGGCTACAGCTTCATCGAACTCTGCTAACGCTTCTGCAAGTTCCGCGAGTGAAGCAGCAACAAGCTATGATAACTTTGATGACCGTTACCTCGGGCAGAAAGCCTCTGACCCTACTACTGATAATGACGGTGATGCATTGCTAACAGGTGCGATTTACTTCAACACCTCTAGTAATGCGATGAAGGTATACAATGGTTCAGCTTGGACTGATGTAGCTCCTGTCGCGACAAGTATTACTGTTAGTCAAATATCCGACTACACAGGCACAGCAACAGAGTTAAACTACACATCTAACCTGACCTCTGACGCTCAGACTCAGCTAGACGCAAAGGCTGTGTATCCTACTCAAACAGGTAACACAGGTTTATATTTAACAACTGATGGCTCAACAACTTCTTGGTCTGCTGTTTCAGCGGGCGTAAGCGAAGCCAAAGTTTATTTCATGGCAAATTCTTAGAGGACTAAACAATGGCTATTATTCGAGAGTCAGTAAATTTAACCGCAGGTCTTGGCGAAACTATTTATACCGTTCCGACAGGCAAGCAAGCATCTTTGACGGTTTCTGTTGCTAGTGCGGCAGATACCTATGTTGCTGTACAAACAACAGATTTGGCAAATGCTCCTGTTTCTAATTTAGAAACCACTTTTGCTAATACAAATTTTCAGGCATTTACTCAGACTGTTGGCTATGAGTTTCAAGGAGACAATACTCCTACTCTTTACAGAAGACAAGCAAGTAACAAGTATGCTAGAGACTCCTCCTCTTACTCCGCAGGTAATTATTTTGCTTTTACAATTCCAAGAAGTGCTAGCTTTAATTATGATGCCGCCGTTGCAGATATGAATAGTAATGATATTTGGTGGCGGCCAAACGGTGCTTTTGACTCAACAGGAAGAACTAGAACAGGCGATGGAGTTATTTCCAATTTCAATGGAGGCTTCGCGGCCATAGGTACTGAAGGTTTAAGTTTTGCAAATGCCAATGGAGATTATATCCAATATCAAAACATCCACACTACGCCTGCTCTATATACCGTCACAAATGGGCATTACTTTGGCTTTAGCTTTAACGGTTGGCGGCCAAATATGTTGTCCGGAGCAAATCTTATCCAAGGCAATTCTACTCATTATATTTATAAACAAATGTGGAAATCGACAGAAGCACCTTTGGTAGTAATGTGGAATTCAGGTGACATTAACACAAGCACAAACAACACTCTTTCACGAGCAATTCAATTCACAGGAATACCCAATGGCAGAGGTATTATGTGGATACAAGAATCCGGTTCTTATACGATGATTTGCACACTTGCCGGCGAAACTGAAAACTCCGGTACTGCTGAGGTTTATATTGTAAATAATTCTGCTTGGAATAGTGGTACCACTA